CCGCTAGAGATCTACCTAACAACTCTTGAGGAAGAATAAAGGTCTTTCCAGTACTAGTTGGAGCAGAAACAACCAATTCAAAATTATTGTTAGACCAATCTTCTAAAAGTTTAGAGATATAAGGAGACCATTGAGATTTATTTTGTTTAAAAGGGGCAGTCATCTCATTATTTACATCTTTTATATGTGTATTTAAGAATTGAGTGATTATTTCTGCTATCTTTGCCATCAGTTCACCGAACGGTGCTGTAATCATCAATTGTTCAACACCACGTGGCACTTTATCTAAAATGTAAACAGCCATACGCTTTTGATTGATATATAAGTCCTTTGGTATATATTGGGTAATTTTCATTGAACTTGAACCATAATGCATCCAATAAATAAAGTTAGTAAAAGAATACACTTTAGGTAGATCATAATTATAAATATTATATAAATTAGCAAAAATATTTAACAAAGGTATTCTTCTACAAACCTTCACTATAGTGTTAGTATTAAAGTATATTATGGACAGTAAGTGCATACGTTTACGGTAATATTTCAATTGCGTTTCCATTTCAGGTCTTGTTGTAAATAGAGAAAGGCGATGGTTTTGATAAAAGTTTAATGGGTTAGTAACCGGTTTATAAGGTGATTCATTAATTTTAGAAATAAAAGATGAAAGAGAAATATCATCCAATACTGGTCGTGATAATACTGCAGACAAATAAATAAAACTTTCAACATCCATATTCTCTGTATAAAATAATGGAGATAAATTTTCCAATTCAGGATCATCACAAGCAAACATCTGAGCAGGTAAAGCACACATAACCTGTTGAGCTATTGCACACACATTTTCAACTTTATGATTGAAATTATGAAAACCTGAGTACAACCATTGAGCCGCAGCTATATCTTTACCGAGTTTGATTTTAGGGGGTTTATAAAAATCAACTATAACCTTCTGATAAGACGGAAATTTATATTTGTTAGCAAAACCAGGTTTATTACGTAAGTATGCAGGTATTTTAGGATACCAATGATTATATTCAGACTCAAAGAATTTATAACCCTTAGGATTGTGAGCAGTCAATACAACACAACCCTGTATCCGTTCTACCATATATTTCGCTCTCTCAGTTTCATTTTTATTGAAACGATAAGCTTTTTCATTCTTTAATGAGCCGTACCTCATCATTAGTGTGGACATATTATGTGTTATAGCGTATTTAGGTTGTGGTATGTTTGCTTCAAGAAAATCCTGTTTAAAATTATCAGAAGGATGAATAAGTTTACTAAGGAATTCCTGGTCGTATAAAGAACCAACCTTTTCTACCTTAAGCTTCATTTTATGGACTCGCCAAAAATAATCTACTAGCATTTCAGGTGTTAAATTTTCCTCAGGGTGATCAGTTGAAAAAACATTATCGTCTCCAAAATTCATGAGATCATTATCCTTTAAAAAGTCTTCTACTTCTGTATTCGTTAAAGTTGTTACTGCTTCTATAATTATAGCTGCCAAAGCAATTGAATTAAACTCTGATGTTAGAGCCCAACCAGTAGTACCTCCACGTTGTTTCATTTTAACATACAAACTATCTAACACGTCCTTAGCCATTGTGTTTACAAAGTAACCTTTTTGCACGGTTCTAAATATTTCTGCTAAATGTTTTTCAATTGAGCTATAATCTGGATGATCTTCAAACCCATTAACTATAATTTTTTCAACTATTTTAACGATACTAGGTGGGATATTCGCATCAAATGCGGTAACATCCAATGACATATGTCTTAACCTATTTTCAACAGCCGAAAAGATTATGTTAAAGGCAGCACCAGTTAAGGGCATACCAGGTTTCATTGGTCTCTGCCACCAACGTTGTCGTTTTGCTAGATCAAATGTAAAAAACATTGTATACATATAGGATACAGAATTTTGAGCAATGATAGTCCGTAATTTAGAAGGATCTTTTAACAATTTTTCTTTTTCAACTACCTGTGACTTAGGAAAAACGTGATGTAATTGATCAGGATATTTACCTTTTTCCAAAATATCCTGTACTGTCTTATATATTGCATGGTGCCAGTTATCCCGCATTATGTCTCTTTTCTTTTTATATCTTTTATCAGCATAAAAGGGCATACCACTACTATATTTCTTTTCAACATGCTTCCAAATTTTAGGGAAAGGTGTCAAAGTTAAATTTTTGAAGGATTCCGGCCAAGCATTATTCATAAATCTAGCAACTCTATCTATCTGCGAATCAATAAGAGCGTTAGCAGTACTATGTTCATAATACCGAGCAGTACTTGCATCCACAATTTCAGCGGTGGCATATTGAATACCATCAACACCATCCTTAATATTAAACTCATGTTTTAAAACGTGATTAATTGACCCCAAATGTGTATCAATATATGGGTTACAGTTTACTGACCTCCTAAAATCCTCCATTGAGAGTGGTGCTACACCAAACTCTCTGTGTTGATTTAAATGAGTTATATAATATTTTAAAGTAGCTTCAAACGATCTATGTTGGTATATAGGATTCTTAGCCAATTGAATTCCCATTTCATTTCTAAAATGCATTCTCTGGTAGTCGGACAAAATCGGTGCCCAAGCTGGCTTGGCATGAAACCTAAAAACAGGATTGAAAAACTTGAGGATGTCAGAGATAAGATTCAAAGCTTTTATAGCATTTTTATATAAATAATGGGATTTCATAACTGTCTCCAGGAAATCAATTAAACCAGTCACTCTCTCAAGAAAACTTTTCAAATTTTTCCTTAAATGTTTTAACATTTCATCAACCAATGTAGGACAATTCAAAACAAAAGAGAGATCTACAATCTTTTCATACAAAGATTTAGTTTGATCAAAAGTCAAATCTCTAACCTGTCTTATTTTATTAAATAACTTTTTAAAAACTTTTATTTTAGGTCCTAACAAAGAACCCTCTTTATTTTGATTTTTAACTTGAGGTGCAGGGAAATTAATATGCTTTACCTCTGAAACTTTTAATGATGGTTTCTGATAAATAAAAAATACAACAAATATAGTTTTTTCTTTCTTACTTTGATAATGAAACTGATGGTTGAGCGGATAAAAACAAGAGCCTATCTGTTTAATATATTTACCATATTTTGGGTGTTTTTTATACCAATTATACCCAGCTTGTGTATTCATTAGAGCTACAAATTTACTGCAACTATCAAATAAATTAAAATGGATAGCGGTTGCTTCATCACGATTATTTCTATCCTGTCCAAACGGAGGATTGGTAATATATGCATCAAAAGGGTGATCTAATGTTAATATAGAAGTGTTAAAAACATTTTCGTCTTCCTGGGGTTCAATAGTATTTACTATTGGATCAACGTCCACATAAGTCAAACTATTGTATTGAGCTCGATTGTTATTACTATATTTGAGGTCTCTTAATTCATCTACAATTTTCCCGTCACCAGCACACGGTTCACAAATATCCAGCCCATTCAATGTTTCGTGTTCTAATATAGCTTTCAAAAAATCCGAAGCTATATTAGGTGGTGTAAAGATTTGTTCTTTGTTAGACGCTTGCTTGTTGTATTTGTATTTTGCTGCATTAGCTATTGACTTACCCTTTGAAATAAGCTCAGGTATAGTAATAGAAACATCATCAACAACTACTATAGGACTAATGTGATCTTGTACTTCATCATTACCAATCAAACTTAGATTGAAATCAACCATTTCAGGAGATTCTATTAATACCATAGGAGTTTGATCATTGAATGCATTGCAAATCGGTGCAGGAGGTTGGATATTAGGTGTTTGTAACAAATCAACACCAAATAAGAGTTCCATATTAATATCATCATTATAATTGAACTGAGGACGTTTTCTAAACCTACGTTTAAAACTATCAAATCCATCCCCAAATATTAAAAACTCTACACCAGTATATGAGAAAATGTAAGTCCAACAAAATAAATTCGTTAAACTAAACAACAACAAATTAATATTATAAGAGATGAATTGGCAAACCACCACAATACACTCTATAATGAATCCAATTATATACTGGTAATAATAGATGAGACATTATGGACTACAATGATCAACAATGTTTTTTAGGATCCTACCATATCGGTCCATTGGCACCGTGATCCTATTTAGGCCAAATCTATATAATACATGCAATTTGTAATCCTGTAATCCAAAGAGATTATTGATGAGATTGTTGGATCTAAAATTAATATTGAGAGCATCAGGTGATCCGAATAAAGTTTCAGGTAGCGAATACAAATAATCAACTATCATTTGTTCAGTTACAATGATCCATGGTTCTCTCGGAATATGACCAGGTATTTTATCCTCTTTCAAGAATTTCCAATGAGTATGTACCTTATAAATACGATAAGGTAAAATAATAACAGAGATA